CACCGCTTACGCCAATCGTTGTTAAATAAAAATTATCCCAATCAATATAGCCGTAATCAGTTGTCAGACTAGATGACGAAGGTTTTAACAAATACCAACGTGTGCCTGCTACAGTTTCTACAAACACATTACCGTAAAACGGGTCTGTTGACCCGCTAGTAGCTGTAGCCAAAAAAGGCCATTGAGGTTCCTCATTAACAATGTCAAGGTATGCTCTATTTACACAGTCCTTAACATGTTGCTGAACCCCAATAGCCGTTGCAAACGTCGAAGATGTAAGAACTACTTCATTTAGTTCTCGCAGCAACTCGTTTGTAATTTCAAGATATGTAGCAGCCATTATTTTTTATGAACCCTCTGGATTTCAAAGTTAGCTTTTTTAGAAGCGCCCTTATGAGGTTTGAAACCATCTTTAGGGTCTTTCATTAGTTTGTATGAAGACCCTCTTTTCATCCAATGGTAGCCTTTAGGTGCCTCGACTTGCATTAGGGTTCTCCTGCTCATTACGAAGCTTGGGGAATTTAAGTTCCGCTTGCTTCTGATATGGAAACTGATTCCCTGTTGCTTCAGCACACATCCGTTCTTTTTCTTGAATAGATTTGTACGATTCTTTTGAAATTTGAGTACTCATTAGTTTGCACTTCCTCTTGGCATAGCTGTATCTACTGTATTACCGTAAGAAGGCTGAGAGCCGTGTGCTGCGCCGCCATGTCTCATTGTTTCCTTACCGCCATACATAGCTTGTCTACGCTTCATTCCGCCGCCCATAGCTTGCATACGACCGCCATGACCCATTCCTTTTTTCTTATGATACATTTGCATTCTCCTTTTTCTTAAAAATACGATCATAATTCTCTTCGTATTTTTTGCGATTTTCATTCTTAAGGTACTGACCGCTTACCTTCGTTGTTCTTCTAGGACTCATCCTAATTGGCTGTTGTTCACTTCCTATCTGTGGCATAATAGAAAAGGGGGAGTATTTCATCCCCCACTCCGTTTTAGTCGATGCCGTAGAAAGCAGAGACAAGTGCTTCAGGACGAAGTACTTTGGCTCCATAGACGTGAAGACCACGTACAATATCACCAAAACTTGCAGTATCACGGACTACTTCAGTGTTGATGATAGTCTGTGCAGTACAAGTAGATGACATGTGACCAGCAATACACTTACCAGCTGCGTTAGTAGTAGCTGCAATGTTGTTAGTCTTGTACATGTCAAAGCCGCGTAACTTACCAGAAGACACGAGACCATTACGGATTGAACCCTGACCAGCGTTAAAGTCAACGCTCATGAGCTTAGAACTGCTTTGTACAAGCTGCTCGTAGAACTCTGGGTTAGCAAGGAACCAGCGGCCCTCTTCAGGAACATTTTGCTCGTCAAGAAGACGTGCCATGTGTGAAAGAACATCAATTGGATCATGCTCGCCAGAGGCATAGCCGATATCAAGGTTACCAGTACCATCAAAAGTACCAGCTGCAAGGTCAGTTGCATTGTCCGAACCAAGAACGTGGTTTGGAGAAGAAGCAGGAACACCTGCAAACAACTTAGCAATTACACCTGTGTCAAATGCGTCACGAAGTGAGTAAGCTGCTGAAGATGCGGCAACCTCTTTAAAATTGACGTGAGACATTGAAGACTCAATATCATCTACGATGAACTTGAATGCGTTCGCCGTATCGACAACAAGCGTTACTTCATTGTCAGTCAATGTTGTTGCTGTAATAGAACCACCACGCTCATATTGATCGACAGTGATTACTGGCTCTTTGATAATCTTAACTGAATCACCAAACGCAGAAATTTCTCCTGCATAATCGGTGTTCGTAATTGCTTCTGCAACAGATGCCTTACGAAAGAAGTTAAGTACCTTTTTGGAATAGACTTCTGGTAAAAAGTTGTTACCAGAAAAGTTGCTCCCCGATGATTGAGCAAAATACTGATCGGATGTATTACTAGCCATTTTTAAAATCTCCTAATAAAAAACAAAGTTAATTAGCAACTCTGCCTTCTAGGACGGCTTGATCTATTTCCTTTTCATAGCGATCATAGTCATCCATAGACAAAGAAGCTATTTCCCGTCTTGTCCAAACTTTAGGCTGCTTTGTTTCTACACTCGTTGTTTTTGTAGATACCATATTTGCAGCATCCTGCTTAGACCGTTGGCGACTTGACTGAGTTCTGGGCTGCTTAATACTGATGCCCATTTCCATTTTATAAAAGTCAATTGCACGACTTGCTAATGAAACATTATCAGGGTTGTTATAAATCCAACCTTGAATTTCTTCAGGTTGGTTTTTAGCCCATTCATGAAATCCGTCATCTCCGCGAATATCTTCAAAGTCTGGATGCCGTTCTCTCAACTTAGTTTCAGCTTCGCGTCTAGAGATTTTTGCTTCTCTTTCTTCAATAGCTTGCATTTTTTGTTGAAGAGCCGATACTTCTTTTTGGCTTCTTAGATGTGCTACAGATTCTACAGTTTCATACAAATCAGGATATTCAGCCCTAAACTGTTCGAGTTCTTCTGCAGATTTTGGAGGTTCATATACTGGCTGAGTTGCTTGCGCTTGTGCCAATAACTCTTGCTCTTTCTGCTTAAACTCTGCTATCCTTTCATCGTAATGTTTTTTTAGGTCGTCATACCTTTTCTTATAGTTAGTTCCTTTTTGTTGTTGAGGGGCCTCTTCTGGGGTAGCCTCACTAGAACTTTCTGCTTCGAAAAATAGACTATCTGCTGATCCTTGTGATGCTTCTGGCTCCTCGTGCCAAGATTTGTTTGCATTGTATGGATTAGCTTTTGGTTCTTGTTCTACTTCAGTCATGTCTTTCTCCTTCTGGGGCTTGTTTTTTATTGAGGTGGCCGATATTCGGGGTCTCAATTTTACAAGGTGGCCTTTAGGTTATTATTATGATAAGGGGCTAAAGTTTTAGGTGGCCTTATCGTCGCATTAAGCTAGGAATGCGATTAGATTCGAGCATCTGCTCTTCAATCAAATCTTCACTCATAGCTTCATCTGGCAGCATAGCTTTTTCATCTTGAGTTGGATCGTTTGTGATTCCACCTACTGCCTTAGTATCTCGCTCCATATCAAAAGCGCGTTCTGCATCGTCCATCATTACTTGCAGTTTATCTGCGCCAATTTGATCTACAGCTTTTCTAGTAAATACAAATTCTCCGTCTGATAGCCTTGCAGGTATCGAGTCAGAGATTCCAGTGCCGGGACCATCAACTTCACCAGCACCTGTAAATTCGGTTGCACTAACAAAAACTTTATTAATAATATCTTCTAGTTTTTCGTCATTATCTAATTTTTCAAGCAAATAGCTTTGCTCATCTTCTGTAAGAACTTCATCCATTATAAACTCAGAGTAGTCTTCTTCCATTTCAGCATCAGGAACAAGTTCTATTTTTTCTTCTTCTGGACTTAAGTTATTGTAGGTATCAACTGGTGCTGCTTCCATTTCTATTGGAACCATTAAAGAGCCTTCAGCAAAAACACCGCGACCTTTTAAAACATCTGCTTGTGTTACTTTACCGTCGCCTGTTAAATCTGGAAATTCTTTAGCCATTTTTAGATTCCTTTATTGTTTGATTTACTTGATCTTTCAAAGTAAGTAAATTAGCCAGAGAACTCGCTCTCCCCTGCTTGCGGTACATTTCCTGTTCCAATGTTGCCACCGCCAGTGCCTGTAACTCCAACATCCGCTGGCTCTTCAGGTATTCCTTGAGGGCTTCCCATAACTCCGGGTTGTTCACTATCGGGGATAACCTGCTCGCCAGCTGCTTGTCCAACATTATTTTGCATTCCTATAATCTGTGCAGCGATTGCTGCTTCTTCTGGATCGTTTAAAATTTCATCAGGATCAAGATCAAGCGAGTACGCTAACTCAGATATAAGCTTTGACATCTTGACGAATGGGGCAACTGCTGGGTTCTGTGCTGTCTGTAAAAACATAGTCAATCGTTGACTACGTACTTCTTTTTGCATCAAGCTATTTGTACCCATAGCTTTAATTTCTAAGTCCCCTTCAGTATCTAACTTGCCTTCAAAGAACTGCATGTTCCATTGAAAGTACGACTGACCTAATGGTTTTAATAAAAAATCATCTAAATTTTTTACAACTGTCTTAATGTTTAGTGATGCTGCTCCTAGTAGCATAGACATGCCTGATGCAGTTCTTGTCATGCTTTGCACACCTGTCATACCGTGTGAGTAGCTAGGAATACCTGTTTGTTCGTCTGCAAGCTGTCTAAACTTGTCAAACATCATCATATTTTCTTGCGAGGTATTCGGAAACTTTAGTCCATGAATGCTTTGACCTTGCATGCCTGATTGTCGTCTAAATACTTTGCCCGGATAAATTTCCATGCTTTGACCACCAACAAGCATTGTTTCGTCTACATCAAAAACAAGAGAGCCGCTAAGGGCTAAGTTATCAATAGCCATACGTGCATGACCATTCATAATTTGTTGGCTATCGTCCATATTTTCTGCTACACCAATACCGAAGAAACTGTATGGGTTTCTTTCGTATGGGAAAGCGTTGTAAGGTATTCTGTAAGGTGTAAATGGATTTACAACAGCACGTAATACAACACCATTAGAAACCCAAGCATTAATTTGTATTTCATCTAGCTCATCTGTCTCTTCAGGAAGTTCCATGCCAACTTCACGGGCATACTCAACATCCATTAGTCCCCAATACTCTAGAACTTCAAAGCGACTTGAACCCATGTCAGTCATACGCTGATCATCTTTTAGTTCATATTCATAGTCTTTTTCTGTGTAGTTTGGACCAAGCATTAAACACTTTCTAATAGCATCCTCATCAAAGTAAGGCATCTTACGTAATGCTCGAAGTTGAGAGCGGTTTAATTTGTGTCTATGTATTACATACTCACACTCTTCCATTGAAGTAGCATTTGGATCAGGGAAAAAGTCCCAAACACTGACAAACTCAATACGAGGCACACGAACAAATGTAGGGTCATAAGCTCTTTCTTCACCTTCACCAGACCAACGATGTAGTGTTTTATTAAAATTAAACGGCCCTTTAATAATGCCTGTGCCAAATAATGTAGCCTCAAACATTGCATTACGAAGCTCTGTTGACCCGTTTGACTCATCAATCTGATCATGTATAAGTTTTTCCATATTTCTTGCAGCTTGTTTAGCTGGAGAGATTTCTGGAATATTTGGTATCGGTGTGGGGCCAGAATCAAATTCTATTTGTTCGTCATCTTCAAAGCTTTCAAAAATACCCTCGCCTGATGACAAGGTGGCTCCGGGTTTTAAAACACGACCATCACCTTCAAAACCAACGCCAACCATTTCTTCTTCTTCTGGCATTTCTGGTGGTGTAGTTTCAATGCTAGGCGCTTGATCAACTTTAAGGTGCATATACTCTTCAGCACCTTCAGGAATAGGCGTATGATTTACACCAATAGGAAACTTACCTGTTCCAAAAATAACATCTACAAGTTGACCAAAAGCAGCTAATACTTTTGTCTTAGTTACTTTTATAAATACACGAGACTTTTCGCTCTCACGAAACTTTACGTGCTTTGAATACATGCCTCTAAAGTTATGATAAGCTGTAATCCAACGATTCTCATCACTATCTCTTGCTAACTCAGCCTCAGTGTATCTAGCCTCAATAAGGCCTGCCAGATTAGATTTTATCTGTTCATCGACATTTAAGGTCATGCCTTCTTCGTTTTCAACGCTTTCAAAGAATATATTGTCTGCGTTTTCTGTAATTGTATTTTCTAATTCTGACATTATTTAATAACCAAAAGTTGAGTCAAAAGGCTTAAAGCTCTGCTCCATTTTTATATTACGCATTCTATCTAAGGGATCTTGTATCCTTGGTCTAGACATAATCAGATACCGCAAAGCGTCGTATGCGTGATCTGGAGCGTGTGTATCAACGTCTTCAGGGTTAGATTTATCCAGAGGAATACTTTGTAGTTCGCGTATCAGGTTAGGACAAGTATTAAATATTTGTAGTTTGGGTCTTCCGCTTTGCTGAACTTTTAAGTATTCATGGATTTGAATTTTACCAGCTACTCTGTTTTTATCAGCCCTTCTGAGTTTGTGACCAGACTTAACTAGTGTTTCACCAACAGTGGGACCAGTGGTTCCTGTTCTGTTCCAGCATGCTGTATCTAGTACGCCCGGAACACTGAAAGGATCATTTATTTCCATTTCAGTTATTAATCTAGCTAGTTCTGTGGCTAATAGTCCTTTGCGATATAACTCACGATAAATAATTAATGTACCGTCAGTTTTGTCTACTGCACCCCAAATACAAGCTGATTCAGAAGCATAACCATAGTCAATACCTTTTAATCGCTCCCAATGTATTGGAATCTCAAAAGGATCAACGATATGAACAAACCTATCAAACTCTGTAAATGCTGCGCCTTCTGCAACTTCCCAATCACCCTCTAAAAGCTGCCTGCGTTGTGTAGGCGGTAAAGCCTTTAGCATTTGCTCGTAACGACCATCATTGGCTAGGTATGGATTATCTTCTAGCCTTGCTGGTATAAATTTTCTTGTTAGACCATCAAAACCCTTAAAAGATTCATTGGGCGGTGATGGATCTATATATCTCTTTTTTACCCAGTGAGCGCCAACGCCACCGGGGTTAGCTGTACAACGCATATAGGGGATAATCTCAGGATCAGTTGTACGTAAACGCGAGGCCAAATAGTTCCAAGAAAACTCTGTAGCTTGATGCGTAATCTCGTCAAAGCCAATCCAACTATATGCTTGTCCTTGGTAACGATACACATCTGCGTCACGTTCCAAGAATCCAAATTCTATTTTAGCTCCAGACGGAAAGTTCCAGAGCTTTTCTACTTCTTTATACTTACAACCGGGGAAGGCTTTCGGGTAGAGTTCACGAGATTTATCAATTAGCTCGCGTAACTCTGGCATAGAGCGCCGCAGGATTAATGCCCTATGCGCTGCCCGATGAGCAAAGCGAAGAGGATCAACCAACATCGCATAGCTCTTACCTCCACCAGCCGCACCCCCGTATAAAACATCGGTCTCAGAAGCTGCGAGAAAGTCTGTTTGTGGGCCATTGTTGGGCCTAAATATGACATTCTCTTCTGCGACGGTCTTTAGCGCTTTGGGTAAATCTTCAGTAGTTGTTGTTATTTTACCTTCAGACTCTACCTCAGTACCCTCTAGTTTTTGTAGTGTTTTTTTAGAGGTGCTATAAGACTTCTCATAGTTTTTAAGTTTGGTGCGTACCTGCGCTAACTTTTTCTGCTTGCTCTTTACTTCTTGACGAGCTTTTATTCTTGCTTTAGTTTCAGAGTGGTAGTTATAACCACGACCTTTAGAGCCTTTTGGCCTTCCGGGTTTTCGTTTAGGTGTTCCATCTTGTTTTAAAATGAACTCACCGTTATCATCTTTTAAATAACTGTCAGGGTTTTCGTCCCAATCATTCATACTTGTCTGCTATCTTTTTTAAACCAGTGTGAGATATTGGACGACCTGTATCGTATTCCAGCCATGTTGCACCCTCACGTAAAGATAAAACTTTATTTTTTACGAGCGGTACGATCTTATTAAGAGCTTTTAGTTCTTCTTCTATTTCTTCTAGGTGTACGCCATCCTCTTGCAGCTTATACCCAAAAGGAATAGTACTGCTATTCCGTCTCTTCATATTCTGCGTCTATAACAAGCTCTTGTTTAGCAGGTAATATAAAAAGACCATTATTACCTTCTACATTAACATTCAATGTGTCCGTCTTTGATAGGCCAACACGGTCTAGAAGTGTCTGTGCGGCCTGTAAACGGACATTAGCCTGTGGGATAGGGTTATCACTCTCCATAACCTCAACAAGCTTTAGAGCG